TACCGATTCGATTATGTCAGGGAGAATGAATAATGGAATGATACCCGATGGATATAATCAAGAAGAAATAACACCAGAAGTATCAAAGGCACTTACTCGTGATTATTCTGCTCTCATGGCAAAAATAAATGAGAAAAAAGGAGTCTAATAATGGCATTTCGCAGGAAAACACTATTACTCAATCCAACTGACTCAAATACATCTCAAGTTCAAGATTTGAGGAGACCTGGTGTAATAAAACCAATCGGGGTAACATTGCCGTTCAACAATCCGAATGGTATATTCTTTACGAGTACAACAAACAAGAATCAGGTACTGAGTAATCTAAAGAATCTCTTACTTACTGCAAAAGGTGAAAGATATTTTGAGCCAGAGTTTGGAACAGATATTAGATCTATATTATTTGAGAATATAACCGATGAAGAAGAATTTACAAATAGAATTCGAGGAGATATAGAGACTGCAATTTCAATTTGGTTACCATACCTAATTGTAACAGAACTAACAGTAAATCTGAACATTTCCGACGATGGTAGAGTTGATGATCCAAATCATGCAATTAGTATTTTTCTACGTGTATTAATTTCAGGAACAAACATATATTTGCCAGTTAGGATATTTATATCTGAAACAGCAACTATTCGTGTAATTGAAGAGGCTCAAAACTAATGGCAGATTTAGTAAAAAAGGATATTCGTTATCTCTCAAGAGATTTCGGTTCATTGAGACAGAATCTTATAGATTTTGCAAAAAACTATTTTCCAAATTCATACCAAGATTTCAACGAATCATCACCTGGTATGATGTTTATGGAAATGTCTGCATACGTCGGCGATGTGCTTTCGTATTATACGGATGTTGCACTCCAAGAGTCAATGATACTACAGGCATCCGAAACTCAAAATATAATAAATCTTGCTCAATCATTTGGTTATACACCAAAGACTTCTGTTGCTGCTAATGTTTCAATAGACGTATTTCAGATTGTACCTGCTATCGGTACTGGCGTGAACAATACTCCCGATTGGAGTTACGCTTTTGCAATAGAGCCTGGTATGATTGTTGCTGACGAATCTGATAACTCCATACAATTTAGAACAATAGAATATCTTGATTTTAGATTTAGTAGTTCTTTTGAACCAACTGAAGTAACTGTTTTTGAGGTAGACGATTTAGATTCTACGGAACCAACTTTTTATCTGCTGAAAAAGTCTGTAAAGGCAGTTTCTGGTGTAATAAAAACTTCAAGTTACTCTTTTGGTTCCCCAAAACCATATGATAAAGTCATTCTGAACGACGATAGAATCATAGAAATACTATATGCGATAGATTCAGACGGAAACAAATGGACGCACGTGCCTTATCTCGCACAAGATACTATCTTTGAATCTGTTGCAAACATACCAAGAAATGATAAACAACTGAGTTCATATAGAACTGAGACACCTTATTTGTTGAAATTGAATAGGGTTTCTAGACGATTTTCTTCAAGAGCTTTTGGAAATAACTTCACCAGTTCATATGAAATAAGTTTTGGTGCTGGTGTTTCTGACTTTGACGATGAAGAACTAATACCAAACCCAGATTTGATTGGTTCATCTCTTACTGGAATTGAATCATCAACATCTCCAAATATAGACCCATCTAATTTTTTGTACACAAAAACTTATGGATTAGCCCCAAACAATACCACACTCACAATATATTACACACAGGGTGGTGGTGTAAGAGACAACGTTGCATCAGAAAGACTGACACGAATTGTAAGTAAAACTATACTTTTGGATGAAACCGGTCTAGACATAACACTATACAATCAAGTAATTGGTAGTATCGCAACAACAAACCCTGAACCTGCTACTGGTGGTAAGGATGGTGAGACAATAAATGAAATTCGTCAAAATGCTCTCGCATCATTTGCCTCACAGAATCGTGCAGTTACAAAAGAAGATTATATTATTCGGGCATATAGTCTTCCGCAGAAGTACGGGTCAATAGCAAAGGCATACATAACAAAAGACACACAACTTACAGAAGAATCCATATTCAATAGCGATAGAGTTGCAAACGATTTAGCATTGAACTTTTACGTTTTGGGATATGATTCAAATAGTAAACTAACAACAATAAATGTTGCAACCAAAGAAAATCTAAAAACATATTTGGGTCATCATAGAATATTGACAGACGCAATAAACATAAAAGACGCATACATAATAAACATCGGAATTGAATTCGATATAATTACAATGCCAGATCAAAATGGAAATCAGGTTGTATTGAGATGTATAGATAAACTAAAACGATACTTTGATATAAAAAGATGGCAAATAAATCAACCAATCGTTATAAGTAATATCTATACCGAACTCGATAGAGTTGAAGGTGTTCAAACCGTATCTAATGTTAGAATAGTGAATTTTTATGATACTACTCTTGGATATTCGAAATATTCTTACAACATAGATACCGCGACTAAAAATGGTATAGTTTTTCCATCACTTGATCCATCAATTTTTGAAATAAAATACCCTGATAATGATATTATTGGTAGAGTGAGGGCATTCGGATGATATACACCATTTATCCTAAATTTGATTCTACAATATATGAAAGAACAGAATCTCTAAATACTGGTACAGACCAAATTTTGGAATTATCCCATCAATTGGTAGGTAGTTCATCAAAATACAACAGTAGAATTTTGATGAAATTTGATGTATCAGGTATAGAATCGGACGTAAACTCTGGAAAAATATCTTCAAACGCAAAATATTACTTACAGCTAAGGACTGCAGACGTTAGAGAAATACCACAAGAATATACAGTATATGCATATCCTATAAGTGGTTCTTGGGTAAACGGAACGGGTAAATATAATAACACACCGATAACAACAGATGGTGTTTCTTGGAAATATCGTTCTTCTAAGTCAGTTGGAAAATTATGGGGTGTAACCGAAGTAACTGGTGGTCTAAATTATGAATGGGATGAAATATCCGATAGCTGGGTGGATGCTAATCTAATTTTTGGAGCATTATATGCTTCGTCAACCGGTTCATACTTCTCATCAGTCGGTGGGGGAACATGGTGGACATTTGAAAATACTATATGTACACAGTCATTCTCATATGAATCATCTGACATTTATATGAATGTTACTTCAATCGTAAAAAAATGGATAACTGGATCTGGTAGATTTGATAACGAAGGATTTATACTAAAATTTTCAAACGATATAGAGTCCTCAACGGAAACACTTCCTAGCTTGAAATTTTTCTCAACTGATAGTAACACGATTTATGTCCCAAGACTTTTTGTTGTATGGGATGATTCATCATTTCAGACTGGTAGCCTTACACAACTTTCTTTAGATGATACACTAATCAATGTAAATCTAAAAAAATCATATTCTGAAACAGAAAAGGCAAAAATACGAGTATATGTGAATAGTAAATATCCACAAAAAACATACACAACACAGTCATATTACACACAAAATTATTTTCTACCAACATCTTCTTATTACGAAATCAGAGATGCACATACAGACGAAATTATAATTCCATTCGATAAGACTGGTTCAAAACTTAGCTGCGATGGAGATGGTAATTATTTCAAATTGTGGATGGATTCATTTCAACCAGAAAGATTTTATAGAGTTTTAATCAAATCGGAAACAGATGGTGGCAATATATCTCAAATATTCGATAACCAGTATTATTTCAAGGTTTCAAGATGATTCGTATAGAACAATTTTTATTTGAGCAATACGTTGAAGAAACTCAGGCAGAATCTATAATATCTGAATTTCCCAATATTATGTTCAATACAACTGATGAGTTTTTTGAATTTTTTGAACAACGTAATATAAAGTTGGTAAAAAAAATTGCAAATAATCCAAGAAAAGAATCATATCCACCAAGAGAGGAATTACTTCAAAGACTGAAGGAATTCAAATCATCCACAGATTATGATTATGTGAAAAAATACATAGCAAAAGAAACTTTGATACGAAATGAAATTTCTGCTGGAAACATAACAAAAGATACAAATTTACTAGACAGTATAAAGTCTGAACCATTGGATCCGTTTTTTGGTTTTATAGTCAGAAAAATTCTAACTGGAAGTGAAAGTGGAGTTCTTCCATCGGAAGAGCTAAAAAATATTCTAAATGAACTGACTAAAAAAACACAACAAGACATAGATACTACTGTAGCCGTTACTAGGGATGAAACGGGCAGAGTAACATCATTTGATAATTACATCA